ATGATCAAACGTTGTAGATGTGGCATAGAATCTTACTGGAATAAAATCATCAGTTAAAAATCTAATACGTTCAGCTGCCGGCACCTCGTACATCAACTGCCAATAATACCCATCACTGAGATTGAACGGGCCTGCTGTTGTTTGTGTGGGTTGCACCACGGAAGGTGTGCCTGGGCTGTAGATGCATTTGTAAATTCTGTAACTGGTGTTCATCACATAGAATTCATTACTTGAAAAATTTTCATCGTCAAGATAACTTGAATATATGGTGTCTGTTGTCCAGTTGATTCTTGGAATAAGTAGAGCGGTATCACTGGGTTGTACTTTTTTCACAGCAATGATATTTCTTTTTGTTTCAGAATCTTCGCTCCGTGTGTCTTGGGGAGTTGACACAACATTATTATACCATGGGGTGGTTCTCCCTAAAAACACATGATAATAATCCGAAGGATTTGGATACACCAAAATATTCATTTTGATGATGGTTACTATATCATTAAGAGCCAATGGCGAAGAAAACACAACACTAGTACCATTTAATGCAGAATAATTTCCAGATGAAATTTTTCCTCCATTCACATATACTTCAATGCGTCCAGGTGTGTAGGATAATGTTTTTGCATTATCATCAACCCCTGTGAAAGTTATTTGACTTGCAGATGCAGTATACTCAAACAACACCGTGTCCAGAGGAGTAAGGGTGTTTCTATCCTCTGACAAAACGTTGGTGGTGTTTGTAATGGTTCGGTGAAACTGACGAGCTAATTCAGTTCGAAACCGAATTGGTAGTAGTGCTGGCATGGTATATAATTATGAAAGTGTGACGGTCCAAGTAACAGTCATAACGTCACTTGCGCCTTTGTTTACTACTGAGAACACAGTGCGGCACAACATTGTACCCGCTGATGCTGCGTTGAAAATCCCAGCTTCAGTAAGTGCACCAGTGCCTACTCCCGCGCCAAATGTACACACATATTGCACCGAATCACTAGTTGTTGTCACGGTGGATTGTGTGGATGATGTTAACGCCGTGCGAGATGCCGCCACTGGTGTAACCAACGCAGTCTGTCCGGCTGATGCCGCCGTGGTGGAAGTACCCACTTCCATGTGACTCATAACGGTGGAAGCTGTGCCAATCATTCTTGATGTTGTGAATGCTTTCCCGACGCTCACCACTAAATTGTTTTCTTCCCGATCTTCTTTGACATTGCCGTTTTCGTCAGTAACGACGATACGTAATTTACCCTTTGCTGCTAAAAAGTCTTGCATGGTGTCCTCTGTTTACAATGTGTTAATTGTTCCAACGTATGGTTTAGCGATATACTCTTTATAACTGTGATGTTACTGAATCAGTAAACACCAATGATTCATTCACACTTGTTTCAATATTTATATTGATGGAATCAGATGTTGTGATGCCATCTGAAAGATTCGGTTGAATTGTAAAATTGATGTTATCAATCGTGGTGATACCATCAACCAACACAGGTTGCACATGGTTTACAACACTGTCAGTCATCACTGCTGTGTCAGACACCGATTTATATACATGTTTTGCAAAACTATCATCAAGCACAATGATGTCATCGAGGATGAATTCAAACAGTTTGAAATTGTCAGCAACAGTGATCGTGGATGGAATGGTGTCTATGAATTGCAGTTCAGAGAATACTTTAAATCCTGCTGGATGATTGCTCTGTGTGTATACATTTTTCCATGTACTGAATGGTTGCTGTGACCGAATTACATAAGAATATGGCTGGTAGTAGTAGTTGTCTTGAAGACGATTAACATCAGACAAGAACCCAGAAGAATCTTTGTATATTCCTTCTGCATGGCGAATTAACCCAGTTCTAAATGTAATTGTTGCTGTTGTTCCCGTGAGATTTCTCGGATACCGCGGAGATAGATCCAGTGTGAACGTGTCGGTGGGTTCCAACAATTGAACATCTGTTGCATAATTGTCAGGATTAACAGCGTAGTCACCGGCAAAATATCCAACATCACTTAAATTATCTTCTTTTCTTGCTGCAAATTTTTGTCCGGTGTTGACAATTTGAATTTCAGTAACATTCGCGCCGCGGCGTTGGAATCCTTCACCCACATAATCGGAAGCAAAATACAGTTCCACATCTGATGCATATGGTGAAGGTAATTGAACTCGCGGCGTAACCTCCTGGATTCTGATAACTGCATTATTATTGAATGTTTCAAACACATATGGAGTGGCATCTGACACATACACTTCAGCAAAATATGCTTGTTCAATGCCTGATTCTCCTATCAAATAGGAATCATCAACTCGGAAGTTGGAACCACCAACATCAATGGACACCACATCCACAATTTGCTTGGAAATGGATCCGTAAATGTTGTTATTGAATACCAAATACACATGTGTATCATATGTGCCAAGACTTTCAATGGTTTCAGGCACACCATCATTATTGATGTCTACATTGGTGACTGGTGTGATGATATCAGGAAACACATATCCGGGATTGATATCAACTTCAAGCTGATAAATGTTCGGTTCAATTTGTCCCACCACATTGAAACATGATGTTTGAATATTACGCAGGACACTACCTTCTCCTGGAATGAATTCCATGTACTTGAAAGAAATTTGTTTTCCCGTAAGTTCAAAAATATTTTCCGAGGGGAACGCCACGGTATCAATTTTAATGATCTTTTTTCTGGACCATTTACCATCAGATGCCCGTAAGGTGTAATCACCAGGATATACTACAGATGATTTTTCATTGTACATGAATCGGAAAAACAATTCTGCGGCATTTTCTGATCCCTTGGCTTCATAATATTCACTGATGTACTTGATCAACCGGCGAATATTCAATAATGCTGTATCAGGTATATCACTTGCATATTGTTTCTTGAATTCAGGCAGAAACAGATCCAATGTGTTATCAATGTCTTTCCATGATGCATTGTTCAATAACACATCATGAACTTCCTCTGATGTTTCTAGAAATTTATAATAGCTAGTTAAAAATTGAACAAACTGCGGGTACTCGGCAACAATATATTCCGGTAACTGTCCAGAAATAAAGTAGAACAGTTTATTCTTGAAAGATGTTGACATTAGTTATTGGAAATATATGGTGAAACTGTAACAATCAATCCTGGAGATAAATTAGAGGTGGTGTCAGCTTCACTATCATCCAAATCAATAATACTGTTACGTGATGGCGACGGAGTTGTGGCAAACAATGATGTTTCTGTTATTGGAATCACCGAGGGGGCAATGTTTTTTCCCAATTCTTGAGGTATCACTGTTAATCGAAGTTCCGTTGCATTTCCAAAATACGATAATATTGTGAGATTGTTAATCACCACAACACCTGTTGTGTAATTGATGGTGCCTAATGCTCCGTTCAACACATTGTGTGTGTCCACATCCATCAATTTCAATGTGCCAGTGCCAGTAAAATCAATGGTGTCGGTGTTGGAAAAATCTTTAATAAAGGCGGTGTATGTGGTGTCATTCACTGATACAGAAAAGTTGGTGCTTCGTAAAGTTTCTGGCACAATACTTGTTAGAAATCTCACCGTTTTGCTGTTGGATGTGCTAGTTACAAATTCCACACGCCGTTGCAACTTCATCTTGGCAAGAACACCCACAATGATGTTGGGTAATAACAATTTAATGTAATCCACAAATTGTGAATACAGGAATGTCTTGTCCAATGTTTTCAAATTGGTGTTGAAATATGCTTCAACTCCTTGTCGCACTTCAGATGATATTTCATTGGCAGTCAATGCCGTGTTTCGTGGGTTGTATTTGATGTCTACTTCAAATCCCGCGTACAAATAATCAACATCAACAAATTCATGTTGAATACTCAACACACTTCGTGGACGAAGAATGGATTCACTGATGAAATCTTTGTCGGCATCCGTGATAACTTCACCGTCTTTCGGATCTAGTGTGATGAATACTTTGCCATAAATGGGTGGGTCATTTTCCTCGCCGCCCCACACAGCAACACTTTTTGCACGAGAAAATTCCGACAAAATCAATGATCTGTAATCTTGTGATGTGACTGCTCGATTTCTTGTGGCATTATACTTGGGAGCATTGAACCGAATTTCATCAATGGATTCTTTAAAACTACCTGAAGCACTTTTGTTGACCACGGTGATGTCAACAGATGGCTCGCCGTTAATGGTGCCCGCAAGTGTGAATGAATTGGCGCCGTTGGCATTGGGTCCATTGCATGCAAGATATTGCACGGTGACCACATTGCCTGCGGCTAATTTCTTTCCAATGATGTCATCACCAAATACAATTTGAAACAGCCCATCTGGATTTTCTTCCAACCAGAACGCTGTGCTCGTGTTTGCAATGTCAATGATGCTTGTTGCCCGTGAGTAGGTAACATTGTCAATAGCTGATGTTGATGAACGAACACCCACAGAAAATGTTGTTTCATCTAAAAATGCATTTGGTACCACAAAAGGTCCAGACACAGTATCAGCAGCAACTATAAATGAGTTGGTGACTTTGTTTCCTTCAAGAAGATCAACATTGTTGAATGTGAACACACCATTAGTCTTTACTGCGGTGTATTCATTGGCAACATTGAACGTGTAATTCACATTGTTCACTGATGATGTGAATTTCACACTCGGCATCAATGTTAATGATGTTGCCGCGGTGTCAACTGTGGGAGTCACAACTAAATTCACGCGCGCGCGTGATGCTGTTGACGACCGAGGAATATACCCTAGTGTTTTAGCTATAGAAACAACTGATGACCGTTTGATTGCAGTATCAATGAACATTTCATTGGCTTGTAAATGTGCCAATAACGCATTGTAATGTGTGTTGTATGCCAACACATCCAGCAGCACATTTAATCCCGCTCCATCAAAGTCATAATCAGAAAATTCATCTTGACTTTTCAGATAATTCTTTAAATTTTGTTTAATATCTGCAAAGTCCAATTCTGTAACTCTGATGTCTGCCATTATCGTAATCTCTGTAAAATTGTGCTGAATGAAATCGGGAGAGGGATACCCACAACTGTGAAAAATATACTAAGTTCATAGGTGTTCTCATCATAATTAGGAACGATATCAATTTGTTCTAGAATGATGCGTGGTTCATAATTCTGAATCAACAATTCAATGGTTTGTCTCATGCCTTCCACGGTGATGGGATCCATGGGCTCAAACAACAACCCATACAACGGGGATCCAATCTTGGGTTGAAACAATCGTTCATTATACTGAGTGAACATTAAGTTTTTCAATGATTGCTTAACAGCATTCACATCTAACTTTTTCGCCACATCCCCTGTTTCAGGATGTGGGGTGAACGCTAGATCAATATCTTTATATAAACGATATGGGCGAATAATTGACATATGTAATATTTATATGGTTATGCAAGCGAATTAAATGTATTGAATTTACTTTGTCTATCAGGCAATCCATTCGGCAACTTCGTGGCTTTGTTAACACCATTCACCAATTTGGAAACCAATAGAACTGTCTCAGGATTGTCGCCCTTGTCTGACGAGGTTAAGCATGAAGCACCTGATAGCAATCTTGGTCGAGTCCAGAACCAAGCAGCAGATAACATTGGATATTTGTCTGCCACCAATTCAGGATATTCTTCACAGTTTTCTGGCACAAACTTACTGAATGCTCGATAATTCACACGACCAGTCAACTGTATGTAGCCCCGTCCTTTGTATCGTGGACCATCTCCTGGCTGAGTGTTTCCTAAATCCTTTCTTCCTTCATAGGCTTTTCCACTGGCATATTCACGCACCGCTGTGAAATTTACACTTTCATGCGCACATTGTGCCAAAAAGTGTGCCAATCGAAGCGGGGTGTTGATGGCAAATTTGCACACCACATCAGGAATTTGTGCACGAACTTTTTCAGGCATTGTACCTTTCAATTTTTCAACATATGCCTTCATTTCAGCGGACATGCATGCTGAATCTATTGTGGCAGGTTCTGGAGGCACACAATTTTCTGGAACATGTACGTAGGCTCTTGGATAGAATGTAGTATTTGGATTAGGTGTTTTCACGAAACAGCCACCACCATCACGATTGAATCCTTTACCGCTTGTGTTTCCTTCAATAGTGGTCACCTTGCCCTTTGCATCAATTGCTGCTACAATACCAACGTGATTTTCTGCGCCTTCAATGCCATATAATGCCACCGCACCAATTTTTGGAACTGTGGAATATAGATTCTTGGACTTGCCCCAAGTAGCCCATACTCTTGCTGCCGCGGCGCCTGATGGAGGGATAGGCAATCCTGCCGCCTTCCACCATGATGACACCGCAGCTGCACACCAAGGATCTCCTGTTCCTGTTCTAGAACTCTTGCGCCGTGCTGCATTATCATTACCTGCAACACGTAACATTTCATCAATTCTTCCAGCTTGTCCCACAGGGGTGATTTCACCTCCCTGTTTACCTCCATAATTCTTGTCTTCCGTCTCAGTGACTAGAACATCTAACTTGGCATATTCCACAACTTTCTTTGCTGCCTCACATGCTACTACCGGAGGCAGCGGCTCAGGTGCATCAACGGAGACCCGTTCATTCGTGTCAAGTTCCTTCTGTTTTAGCGCCACAAATTCACGAGAAGTGACATCGGAAGATTGTTCGGCAATGACAATTTCTTTTTTGATTTTCTCTCTATCTTCAGCAGTCAACGCAAATGCTGGATCAGAAATGGTAGGCTCTGTTGGAGATTTGCTGCTGATGGTACTAGGAGACACAAACACTGGCGGCACCGGAGGCACGGGTGTGATACCCATGGCGTTCATTTTCAACATGGCAACTTCAGTGATGGGACTGGCAATTGTAGTTTTCAATGTTCCCGTTAAATTCATACCTTTCAATGATTTCATGTTGATGATATTGGACGCATCCACATTGAAATTGGCATCAGTTTTAATTTCAATGTTTTCCTTTGCCGTTAACAACATTTTCTTGCCTGCTTTCATCTCAATGTTGCCATGAGCATGAGCTTTCAAGTTGCCATCCACTTGTAAATTGCAATCATTTTTCACATAAATGTTACAACTGCCATCCACAGTAACATTGGCTTTTCCACGGATATGAATGTATTCGTTGCAATCAATGATTTGATAGTCATTGCCCACAATTCTCCGAACCATGCTTCCCCCACGATCTATTTCTACAAAACTTCCTGCTTTATGATACACATGAACACGTTCTGCTGAAGGACTATCATCCAATTCAATAACGTGACCACTTTCAGTATATGTTACATGATTGTACGGATATTTTGCACCATATGGAATTTTCGGTTGATCCCATGTGCCAGAAAATGCGATATCAATGCCCTCATCCAGCGCATCTTTTTTCTTTTGAACTATTGTGTCTGTGATGCCTTGATTCCGAGCCAGTCGATTTGTATCAGGTTCATCTAACAGCAGCTCAAGCGGATATTTTTTACTTGGATCACGGAATCCTTCATTGCTAGGAATTTTTTGTTCATACTCACTTTGAGGAATGCCTGCAAATGTACCCATCATGATGGGTTGCTGACAATCATCACCATCAGCGAAAAATCCTACAATCCACGTGCCTTCAACAGGACCAACAGGTGCAGTCCCTACACCACTAACAGCCGCTGAAGTGATGGGCTGAATGGGCGTGGCCCAAGGAAGATCCGCTGTGGGTAAAATGGTTTTGTCTTTGTTGTGAAATCCTAAAATACGAACACGACACCTGCCAAGATACAAAGGATCCATTCGATCCTCCACAACACCCATCCACCAATAAAATCCTGTTGTGTTGAAAAAATTATTCATTGTCATATTATTTTAATTCTCGTTTAAATGAATCTTTAACTAACTCCATGTACATGGTATGTTTATTCAACACAAATTCATGGCGGATTGCCGTGATCATGTAAATACCTGACATGTATGGATCCAATGTATCTTCCGCCAAATCAGTTGCATTCTTATCTATATTTTTAGGATATAAGAAATTCACTAAACGTCCCACTTCAACGTCCGTTCTTCCTGGCACTTCAATTTCAATTTTTAAATTGCTCAAGTCATACATAAGACTATTTCTTTGCAATGCCCATTTTTGAAACAACGGGTCTTTTGCATCATTATGAATTTTATGATATTTTGTCAAGACCACTCGGTTAGCATCTGGATTCCGAAATGTTGACTGTGAAAATGTTGGATGATTTTCTTCTTCAAAATGTTTAAATGTCTTGAACTGATTGTAATAATCAAACACATGTTCTGTAGGTCGTTTCAATGTCACATCAAAAGAAATCAATTTACTTGTATGA